GTTAGCCGCTGCCATTGTGGCCGGGCTCATGGCCCTGATTCTTAACCTGTAAACGATAAGCCAGCCTAGCAAGCTGGCTTTATTGTTTCTATCTGGCGTTTCGCATCCTCAAACCCCCGCCCCACGATAACCCGGTGGCCTATGCTCTCCAGGTACTCTATCCAGTCACGCTGCACTGGCGAAACCACACCGCCCGTCTCACGCTTCATTTCAACCCACAATAGCCACTCAGGCACGAAAAGGTCAGGCACCCCAGGGGTTACCCCCTCTGCCTTCAAGCTGGCGCCCTGAGAGGCTCCACGGTGGCCACCATTCGGTATCGCAAAGACCCTCACGCCAGGGTAGCTGCGCCTGAACCAGCTTACTAGGCGCACCTGTTCGAGGTGTTCACTCGGTACCATGTAATGCCTTTTGGACTGCTTCAAGTTTCATTTTCAGATCAACCAGTTCATAAAGTGCCACTCGATAACCATTCCATGCATTCTCTGCACGTTCACGCTCGGCGGCCAGTAAGCGCTCTAGGCGCTCAAATTGAAGTTGTTCTTTTTTGTTCATCAAAAGGGTACCGCCTCAACCCACAATGAACATTCCCCAGGTTCTGATGCGAAAGCCTCGGGCGGGGCTTCGCCGAATTCTGAGCATATGCCGTCTTTGGTGTACCAGTCGCAGGTATGGCAAACCATTGGCGGCTCTGCTTTGATGGTGGCGCGGTAGTGGGTCACGCTGGGAGGTTCTGGGTGTCTCATAGTAAAAATCCTCGTTGTTGCATAAAATCAATTGGATGCTTTGCATTTTTTTTCAAATTACAAACGGCTTTTAATAATTGGATGTTGTCATCAGTGTTTGAACCGCCAAGCGCAAGCGGGACTATGTGGTCTAAATGGTAATCATTGCCCAATGGTTGCTTACAGCATGGGCATTTGCCTTTTTGTAATTTGAATAGCTTTGCTGACAGTCCCTTAGATAAAGTGCCGCCATTAATTCGTTTTTTGGCTCGGTAATTTTGATTGTGTAAACGCGCAACTTCTGGATTTGATTTCAGCCACGATTTAACTTTATCTAAATTATTTTCTTTCCAATCTTTTGTTTTTTTACACAATTTTTCTTGGTTAGAAGCGTAATACGCTTTTTGATAAACAGCAATTTTTTCTAAATTTGCAAACCTGTAAATTTTATTACGCTCTGGGTTAGCTAAAACCCATGCTGCTTTGCTTGCCTTTACTTTCTCAGGATTTGCTAAATTCCAGGCTTTATTGTTTGCCTTTTTACGTTCTGGATTGGCGGCAGCCCATGCAATGCTAGTTGCTTTGTTTTTTTCTGGATTGGCTGCTCTTCTTGCGGAAGAATATGCTTTTACGCATATTTTGCAACCGCCGCACGCATAGCGCTCAGTCTCGCACTGGCATTTTTTACAGAATTTCATTTGGACACCCTCTAACGGTTGGATGATGGTGTCAGTAAGCATTGGTTAGAGCAATGCAAGGCTGGCCGGCCCTGTCCTGACGTCAGCATTTTACCACTGATGGGAAAGCACGGTGTAAAAGCGTCCGTCTTTTTTGTACTCAATAACTTTTGGTGGCCTGCCCTCGGTCATTTGTTGGGCCATTTGGTGCAGATCAACGGCGGCATAGTCCAACGTCACGCCTGCCTTGTGGGCAATGTCGGCCAATAGGCGCCTGCTTTTTTCACCGGCATAGCCGTCGTGAGTCACTGCCAAGTATTCGATCACTGGCGGGTCTGACAGGCCGCCGTAAAAAGTGCATGAGAGCATTTCACGCCCTGATGCCCTGCTGATATGTTTCCGCCACGTCCAGGCGGTCACGTCCATGTCCACGCCTTCCACGCCCATGATGCAAAGATTGTGCAGTTTTAAGACTGGCTTTACCGGCTCGGGGAATGCTTCACCACAGGCTGGGCAGACCCTCACGCTCAAGGCGCAGATTTCCTGACAGTGGTCACACACTTTCACCGGTGCTTCGCCCTGTTTGTCTCCCTTTTTTGGTGGCGGTCGCACGGCGGTGATGGGCCCATGTTGCTCAACCACGCCTGCAAAATCCAACACCAGGCAGTCAGTTTTTCCCGACGCAATTCGCAGGCCACGCCCGGCCATTTGAACGTACAAGCCGGGGCTCATAGTAGGGCGCAGCATAGCCACCAGATCAATGCCAGGCGCGTCAAATCCCGTGGTGAGTACATTGGCATTCGTCAGGGCTCTAATGCGCCCTGCCTTGAAGTCGGTCAGGATCCGGTCACGCTCGGCGCTTGGCGTTTCGCCGGTCACGCACTCGGCCACTATACCCTGCATGGTTAAGGTGTCGCGAATATGTTGGGCGTGATTTACACCGGCGCAAAACACCAGCCAGGATTGGCGGCCAGTGCCCAGTTTGATGATCTCTTGCACCACTCGGGCGTTCTTATCGGTCGTGTCCACTGCTGCCTGCAACTCTGCTTCAATGTACTCTCCGCCGCGCTTTTTCACCCCGTCAACTTCTAGCTTGGTGGTGGTCAATTTACTACGTAGGGTAGACAAAAACCCCTTGTGAATCAGTTCCTCAATGGATACCGGCTCAATCAAGGCGTCAAAGATAGCGGGTTTGTCAGTGATGTAACCGTGGCCCAGGCGGTAAGGCGAGGCGGTCAGTCCCACAATCCGCAGGTTTGGATTGATGGCGCTCAATTCGGCCAATAGACTGCGATAGCCGCCCTCGTCCTTGTGGCTCACTAGGTGAGCCTCGTCTATGATAACCAGGTCAACATGGCCGATCTGACTGGCTTTTGTCCGGACAGACTGAATGCCTGCGAACGTAATCGGCTCGCCCAGTTCCTTTTGACGCAGGCCAGCAGAGTAGATGCCCATTGGCGCGTTGGGCCAGTGTTGACGCATCTTTTCGGCGTTCTGCAAAATTAATTCTCTGACATGGGTCAGCATCAAAATGCGCGTCTCCGGCCAGGATTGCAGCGCGTCTTTGCAGAGCGCAGCAATGATGTGAGACTTGCCGGAGCCGGTCGGCAGCACCAGACAGGGGTTGCCGGTGTTGCCTGCTTCAAACCAGGCGTAGAGTTGGTTGATGGTGCGCTGTTGGTAGTCACGGAGCATCAGAGTCCCCCAAGGAGTCGGTAGGCGGCTGCTGCTTGGAGCGGGACTTGGGCATTACCCAATCCTTTGAGACGGTGAACCCGATTGGGAACCCCATTAGCCACTCTACCCACGTTGGGTTCAGTTGTCCAGAAGTTGGATGAACCACCATACTCAGATTCAATTGTTTGCCAATCTCTGCCCTGCGTTGAATGGCTGGGTTGCTCATGTTTTCCCTGTCCCTGCTGTCGCTGGCATTCGGTGTCGGCCACATCTTTACCATTGACCCCAATTGAATCGTTTTCCTTGTGTATTCCGCTGGGTAGCCCATTTCTTTGGCGTTGTGCGCTGTTGGCGTCGGCCACATTTGAACTGCTCCCGCTATGTTCAACCCGTGCTTCCCAGCTTTGACACTCGGACTGTTGTGGTTGGCTCCACCGCTGACCATGTTGCAAGTTGGAGTTGGCAAGTAAAAACCATCTGTCTCGGTGATGCGGCGATCCGACATCGGATGCACGTATGCAGAGCCACCTTGTGTCATACCCCAGCGCGGCCAAGTCTCCGAGTACGGTTCCCAATCCGTTACTAAGGATTGCTGATACGTTTTCCAAGAACAACTGTTTTGGTCGTACCACGCCAGCGATCCGCAGGACTTCTCGGTAAAGACCTGATCTGGTTCCCTCATGTACGCCTGCTTGTTTTCCAGCAGTGCTAATGTCTTGACAAGGGAATCCCGCATGAATGCAGTCCACTTTTCCGGCGTACTCGGATGGATCAAACAGTTGAACGTCCCCTTCCCACACTCGCAGACCTGGGAACCAGCCGTCTGTTGCGCGTTCTCTGAGGATTTGGCAGGCATAGGCATCCCACTCAACAGCGACAACTGGCGTGTGTCCAAGGATGAGGTCGGCAAGGAGTCCACCGCCGTGACCGGCAAAAAGGTGCATGGTTCTTGTTTCATGTTTCACCCCACTACCCTTCCATCCCATTCCTTCCGCAGCGCCATAACCTGCGGGTCGGCGTCAACGCAGGCGGCGGTGTTAGCTAACAGTTCTTTGCTGGCGTAAACGCCTTCGTCAGGTTCGCCATTGGCAATAGATTGCCCATTGATCTCATAGATTGCAACCCAGTCGCTTGGCCCCTCTAGGCGCTTCCATGGCACCAGATCAGGGTGAATTACGTGGCTCTCGCAGCCTGTAAGTTGGGCGTCTAGCGGCACAATGGCGTCCCATTTGGCGCAGTGCCAGGTTGAATCAGACAACGGCGTGATATGGGCGCAGGTACGGCAGTTCACCTGTTTGGTGGTCTTTGACCCGTGGCAGAAGTCATGGCCTGCACACATCTTGCACTCAAACCATGTCGGATCGGTGCTTATCGGCGGTGGCAGGCGGTCAGTCAGCGCCAGCCGTTGGCCTTTGTCAATTGCCTTGATGGCGTGTTCCCGGTCATACTCCAGCCGCTCTGTATAGATGCGGTCGTCGTCCTTGCAGACGGCCACGTACAGCGCACGTTTCAGGTCAGTGCCGTGCATGTACACTTGCATCTGCGTGTAATGTGCAGGCTTACTCTTTTGCACTCCATTCTTTTCTAAGTCGTTGAAGCTCTTGAGTGAATGGGTCTTGAACTCCAGTACGTGTTCAGTCTTAGGCGCACCAGGTACGCCCTTGCCGATACCGTCCAGGCTGCCCGATACATGACTGCCAAAGTTCACCCGGCGTTGGGTTCCTGACACGCTCATGCCAATGGCGCGGAGGTCACTGATGATCTGCGCTTCCTCATTCTGACCACGCCGGAACAGTCGCAGAATGCGGCCCTTGAATTGTTCCTGCACTGCCCAACGGAACGACAGCCAAAGCCAGCGTTCACAATGATGGCCCAACGTACTGCAACCCATGTGAGCGCGGGGCTTCTCAGTCCGTGCTTCATGGGCTTGATCGATCAGGCTGGTGATGGTAATATCTGGTTCAGGGATTTTCATGGTGTTCCTGTTGGTTGTTGTTGCTATCTTGACCCCGGCTTTAACACCGGGGTCTTTTTTTTACTTCTTAGCCCACGGTGGCGCAGACTTAGCAGCAGGCGCACCAGCAGCAGCAGATGGCCCAACTGGCTTGAACGGTGCAACCGCAGCCGGTGTCACGCCACCCAAGGCGCGGTAGCCCTTGATCTCGTTGCCTGCGTACTCACCAGTCTTGACAACCAACTTGATGCCCAGGTTGCCGCCGATCAATTGGTCAGTGTCCTGCACCTTTGCCAAGCCGATAGCCCTCATGATCTCGCCCAACTGCTGGCGTCCGATCTCCTCGGCCTTGGTGCTGGCGTTCTTGATGTTCAGGTTTCCAAAGATAACCCGGCCTTGGTGGCTGGGGCCGGTGATGGTGTATTTAACAGCAATGTACTTGCCGTCACCTGCCTTGGTAGCCTTGATCTCAGCGCCGGTAATGCTGGAGTTGTACCAACCCTCCGGCAGTGGGTCAAAGTTGCCGGTGTTGCCAACGGGGAGGGTGTCGAGGGTAA